ACGGTGACGCCCGTCGTGCATGCGGGTGCACCGGTCGGGATCGGCCCGGGCACCTGCTCCAGGTGGAACCACTCGTCCCACAGGAACGTGTGCTGGATGCGGTACCACTCATGGTGTGGGGACACCGAGAAGCCCCGGTACACCAGCGATCCGATGGCGCAGCCGAGGAATGCAGCGTCGTTGCGCTTGCCGACGTAGGTCGACCAGGTCGACGTGGGCGGCTCAGCGTTGACCGGACTCCCCGCCGTGCGGTCCCAAAGCACCTCGACCGTGATGGTCATCTGCGGCACCTCGTAGGCCGGTGGGTTGCCGTTGAGGTCCACCTTGGTGCCCGCGACGTCGACGACGCCGGTCGGCCACGTGACGCTGCCGTTGGCCGGGAAGGTCGGCGCAAGCCGCCACACCTGCGCCTGGCGGACCCCGCTCTGCCGGGTGACGGCGACGTACTTGGCCTGCTCGTCGGCAACGGTGACCTGCAGGGTTCCGAAGGTGCACCGCACCTCCCACTGGTACAGGCCTTCCGGCCTCGGGAACGCCTGCACCTGCCTGCAGACGTAGGCCCGCATGTACAGCGACGTGTTCCGGAACGCCGCGGGGACGCGATCGCGGACCTTTGGCAGGCCCGAGACGGCGAAGAGCTGGTCGTTCCCGTCCGCCGGGAAAGTCGGGTTGTTGGCGTCCGGCACCCACTGCACGTCGTACACCAGCTCGAACTGGTGTTCGGAACCGGGCATGACCCGCGTCTGCGCGAACGTCTCGGCCTTGGGACCAGTGAGTATCCAGCCCATCAGAACGGCATCCTGAAGCTCTGCCGGAGCTCATCAAGCATCTTGCGGATGGCGGCGACGTTGTCGGACAGGCCCGCCGTGCCGATGGCCTGGTCAAGTCCCTCGTTCACCAGCGCGTCCCTGTTGGCTCCGATTGCCATGGAGCTGGCCAAGCCGGGCCCCATCAATGGATCACGGATCACCCGCATGGCGTCAGCGTCCCTGATCCGGGTCTGCTCGGCGATGCCGCGGGCGACGTCCGGGCCGAGGGCAGCCGCCAGCCGCTTGTTGCGGGCGAAGTCGGCGATCTGCGCCTGCGTCGCGGCGTTGGCCGCCTGCAGGTTGTATGAGGTAGCGATCTGCGTCAGGCTCTGCACGCGGTTGCCTGCGGCGTTGATGACCTGACTGCCGATGCGGGCGGCAATCTGCGCGGCCGTGATGGCTGCCGTGACGCCCGTATTGACGGCGGTCGCAGCCGCTGCGGCGTTCAGCTTGCGCAGCTCCGCCTGGGCGCGGGCGACACCCTTGACCACGCCGCTCGGGTCCATCTCGGCGCGGATGACTGCCTTCATCTCACGCGCCACGGAGCACCTCCCGGTCGAACTCGGCGAGGCCGGCCTTCACCCACGGGAACAGCTCCTGCGGGCGCTTGTTGGTCTGCGAGCATGCGATCACCCCGAGCAGGAACTCGCAGCGTTCCAGCGTGGTCATCTCGGAGGATGCCAGGGCGATGGGCATCAGGTCTCGCTGCTCCGGGCTTGCGATTCGCCACAGCCGCCGGGTGGCGGCTGAGTAGGGTGCGGTGCGTTTACCTGCTCCCACAGCCTGGTCGACACGTCGGCCGACAGCCTGCCGAGGTCGGCCGGATCGGCCAGCAGCGGCGTGCCGTCCTCGCATGACAGGCATGCCGCCCACCACCACGGGTCGTTGGCCGCCCGGCGGTAGTCCGCCATGGTGGGCTCGCGCACGACCAGCGGGCCGAGGTCGGGGTCGACCACGCGGCGGGACTTCGCCATGAACTGGGAGACGTCCAGCGGCATCAGGCCTCGTCCACGCTGAGGGACCACACCGCTGCCCCAGTACCGTCGTCGGTGCGGCTGGCAGAGGTAATGTGCCCAGTGATCGTGTACGCCTTTCCTGCTTGATCGCTGAACGCGACCACGACCGAACGATTGACCGCGTTTGCAAGCGACGTCGGGTAGATGTGCTCGCGCACCGGATCATCGGTGGTGGCATCTTGCGCCAGCAGGTCGAAGCTCACCGTCCGGCGGACGCGGCCAGGTCGCCGCTTCTCTGTCCAATCAGAGACAAGCGTCACGTCCAGCGAAGCTCGCTCGACCTGAATCTGAATGTTCCGCACCGGCCACGTGGTGGCACCGCCGCTGTTGAAGTTCAGCTGAACGGTGCCGCCGTATCCCATGATGTAGCCCATAGTCAGGTTTCCTGTGCTTGGAGGTTGATCGTGACGGTGACCGTGCGCTCAGCGTCCTGCTTTCCGTCATCCGGCAGCTCGGTCCCGGTTGAGAACGACATTTCGTGCGCGACCAGCTTGCAGCCGGTGTGGGTGTACGGCCCGCTGCCAAACGCTTTGGCCAGCTCGTACGCAAGGTCGGTCGCCGCATCGAGCGTGTCAGCGATGCAGGTCGCCGTCAGCGTGCCGTTCCAATGGTGCTTGCTTCCGATGGACCCCGGCAGGAACATGGTCGCCGACAGGTCGACGTTGTAGACAATGCACGGCGTCGTCTTGCCGGCCACGCGCATGCCTGGGTAGACCTTCGACGTCGCGACCGCAGCGCGGGCACGGACGGCGGCCACGACCTCGGGCAAGCTCACGGCTGGCCTCGCAGCGCCGCACGGGCCTCGAGCAGCGTCTGCTGCGAGATTGCGTTAAGGATCCGGCGCATGTTGCGGCGGATGTAGGTGGTCGAGAGCTTGCGGCCCGGCATTTGGCGTCCTGTGCCAGCACTTCGCAGGTTCTTGATGACAATTCGGCGCGCCTCAAGATCAGCGGCGTATGCAGCAAAACGGCGGCGAGCTTCGGCAAAAACGGCACGGATCGCTTCGCCGCGTTGCTTGCGATTTTCAAACGAGTTGCCTTTGAACTGCTGAAACACCCGATTGCGCTCGGCATTGATAAAGGCGCGACGTCCCTCCGCCTCCGCCTTTGCTGCCGACGACCTGGCAAAATTGATGCCTCCAGCACCACCGAAATGTCGGTACCCGTGTTCGAGGATGTGCCACACCTTTTGCCTTCCCTTGGCCCCTACCCCACCCTTTCGGCCGTAGACGACGCCGACTTCGCCGGCGATGACGGCGCGGGGCCCGGATCCATAGCGGCGTACGTCGATCTTGGTCGCGCTGGCAATGGCCTTTCGGTGCGGCGGCTTGCCGCGGAACTGGGCGTTGCGCCACAGTTGCCGCAGGTTGTCCCTGACCGGCTGCAGAGCCGTCCGCATGCCTTTCTTCTGAACGCGTTGCGCCACGTTGCGCGGCAGGCTGGACAGCACCTTGCGCACCTCGGCGTCGTCGATCTTGTAGCGGATCTCGCTCATGCCCGCACCTCGACGGCCTGCATGCGCAGGCGCTTGCGGCGCGAGTCGACGTCGTGGCAGCTGCGGAGGTTCAGCGTGCGGCTGGTGCCGTTGTCGTTCCACACCAGCCGGCTGCGCGAGGTGACGTTCGGTGCCCAGGTTGCCTCGATCGAGAACTCCTGGCGCATGGCTGGCCCGCCGTCATCGACCACCTCCGCGCTGGTCACCTGCTCGAGGTGGCCGCGGATGATCCCGGTCGTGACCCACGCCTCGGACCCCTGCCCATAGGCGTCGACCGTCGTGACGGGGTTCTGCACCGTCAGGACCTGGCGGAAATAGCCTGCGCCGGCCATCGGTCACCCCACCGCGTTCCCGTTGTGCATGCGCCTGACCGTCTCCACGAACAGGGGCGACTGCGGCGTGACGACGTCGTCGCCGCGGAACGACTCCACGTGCGCGACCTCCATGCGCATGGCGAGGTATTCCTCCTCGGTGAGCTGCAGCTCCGTGCGGCCCGTCGCGGCCTTCCACTTGGACAGCACAGCCACCAGTGCCTGGTGGATCTGCGCGTCGTCCTCCGTGTGGGGCCGCTTGAGCCAGCCGCGAAGGTCGCTGACGGTGGGTGGTACCGGCATCGGGTGGCTCCCGGCCAAGGGGGTGAGGCGCGTGGAGCCTCACCCCCTGGCCGTGCATGGAGGATGAGTCAGGCGTTCGTGACCTGCAGCTGCACCATGGCCTTGGCGCGGGTGAACGCCGCGTTGCCCCAGCCGAAGCCGCGGAACACGATGCGGGCCGAGTTCGCCGCGGTGAGGTCGTCACGACGCATGGTCATGCCCTCCCACTCGCGGATGGCGTAGGCCTCGCGGAAGTTGCCGCAGAGAGCGAGCACGTTCTTTGCTGCCGCGCCCGAAGCGTGCGTCGGCAGGTAGTCCGTCACGTACACCGGCAGGCCGAGCAGGAATCCGCTGGCGCCCTGCGTCAGGCCGGCGTCCGAGCTCGGCACGAAGATGGGCACGTTGCTGCTCGTGCCAGCACGGATGTCGGCGATCTTCGCGTAGACGTCCTTCGCGATGATCCACGCCGACGAGCCCCAGTACGCCGCGGGCAGCTGCGTGTAGCGCATGTCCATCAGCTTCTCGACCGTCGCCCCTGCGGTCACGGCAGCAGCACGTGTGGTGCTGGCCGAGGTCGCGGTGGTGATGTTCGTGCCCGTCTGGACGGTGAACATGGCGTTGCTCGGGCCGTTCGTGACCCCGGCCATGTAGCCGGCCTCGGTCATCTTGGCGAACTGCCGCATGAGGTTGTCCATGACCTCCGCCTCGACGTCGAAGTTGGCGGACTTGATCAGCTGCTCCGACACCTGCGTCTTGGGCAGGATGGGCAGCGGCTTCAACGACACCTCGGCGAAGCCGGGGTCGATGTCCACGGCCGCCGTGGAGCCGGTGTCCGGCGGGCTCCAGGCGTTCGTGTACTGCGTCGACTCGAGCGTGTTCCAACGCAGCGTCGCGTCGCCCTGGCGGACGGTGCGGTAGTCGCACACCCGGCGGGCGATGGACTCGGCCGAGATGTACTTGAGGATCTGCTCCTCGGTCTGCTTCGGGATCAGGATCGACGACGAGGCCGTCGAGATGATCTCGCGCTGCTCGGGGGCCGGGCCGCCGCGCAGCCAGCCGCGCCAGCTGTCGACGTACTCACGCGACGAACGCCACTCGGCGGCCGCCTCGCGCCGCTCCTCGGTGCGCCGCGCCGGGGTCGCCGCCACCTGCACGCCAGCGTCACGCTCGAGCAGCGTCTTGCGGATCTCGCGCAGCTCCTCGATCTCGCAGACGATGTCGGCGCGGACGTCGTCGGAGAGGTTGGTGTCGGACTTGCGCTGCTCAAGCTCGGTGAGCTTGGTGCGGACTTCGCGGAGCGTGAGATTGCTGACCATGACTGTGGGTGCCTTCCGTGGTGTTGGTTGCGTTTCCTGTCGCGCCTCGGCGGAGGTGCCGCTGTAGGCACCGACCTCGACGACGCTGACTTCCCTGAGCTCCACACGCTTCAGCGTGCGGTCGCGTCCCTTCCAGCTGTCTCCGCCTTCCGGGACGCGGAAGCCGAAGCTCATCTCCGTGAGCAGGCCGCGACGGACCTGGTCAAGCACCGCCTCGTCCCGGGTGTTCTCCCCGAGCGTGGCCGTGTAACGCAGTCCCTTGTCGTCGCTCTCGAGCACCAGCGTGCCGCTCTTGGTGTTCGCGAGCACCTGCTTCGAGTCGTGCATGTAGAACAGCGAGACGTTGTCCGTCTGGCCGGAGAACGCACCGGGCGCGATCTGCTCCCGGAACTCGCCCTTCATGCCCATCAGCGGCTTGCTCCACGTGTTGTAGAGCGCGGCGTAGCCGGTCAGGGTGCGGCCTTCGACGCCGCCGATGGCCGCGGTGCGGACCTCAAGCTGCTGCATCGGCGGGCTCCTCTTCCTGCTGGTTGTTCTGATTTGGATCCACGCCCGAGATCACGGGCTTGGGCTCGTCGAGTCCGGGCCACGGCTCAAGGCCCATGCGGCGGCGGGCGTCGTTGGGCGCAAGCACTCCCACCTGGACCAGCTGCGCGTAGGCGCGGCCGGCCGTGCGGAAGTCACCGATGGTGATCGGGGTGAGGTCCGTGCGCAGCATCTGGCCGGGCGGAAGCAGCTTTCGCGTGAGCTCCCTGTCAATGCCAGCCACGAACGGTGCAAGGCAATGCGTGACGTATGCCTGCGCCGTCTCGGGCTGGCTGCGCCCTTCGCCCTGGTACAGCAGCTGCGGCGGCATGCCGAAGGCACGCGCCACGTCCTCAACCCCGTGCCGCTTGGCGTCAAGCAACCGGCCTGCCGCGTCGGCGGCCAGCTGCGCAGCCTTCATGCCTTCGCCGAAGAACGCGGGCGACGCGATCTTCTCGCCGCCGTGGTGCTGCTCAAGCCACTTCTCCCGCATCTGATTGCGGGCGTTGGCGGTCAGCGGGCCGGGGTGCTCGATGCCGAGCTTCCCGACGTAGCCGGTCTTGGCCAGCTCCTCGGCGACCTGGTCGATGATGGCCTGCGTGGAGAGCACGCGGCGGCACTGGGTGATCGGCGAAACGCCGAGCCAGGGCGAGGTGGGATCCGGGAAGGCCCGGACGTGCACCAGGTTGCTGTCGTCCACGACCTTGTCGTGCACGACGTAGACGGCGTCGCCGGCCTCGAGTCGGACGCTGACGACGGTCGGGTCGACGGGGTCCAGCGCGACCGGCTCACCCGTGCCGGTATCGCGGCGGATCCACAGGAACCCGTTTCCGTAGGTCAGCGCGGACGAGGCGAGCCAGCGCCGCAGCTCGAATCCCGAGAGCAGTGAGGCGGTCTCGCCTTCGAGGAGGGTCAGCGCGGGCGAATCGGCCACCACCGATCCGTCGCGACGGTGGACGACCATGTCCAGCCTCGCCGAGTCCGTCGAGATGAGCGAGATCGCCCGCATGATCGCGGGCACGCCAAGCAGGTCCGCATTCAGGTGCCGTGCGCCGGAAGCACTGAACCACACCATCTGTGTGGGCCAAAACCAGCGCATGAACTGGGACCAGATCGACACGGCACCATGCTGCGCATAGTGTCCGCGTCGATCAAGGCCATGTGAGTACGCGCAGTAGTCAGCGCGTAGACACTAAATCACTTTGTGTCTACAGCGTCTGTACTTTCGGTCTGCTTCTTGAAGCAGTCCCAGCCACGACTTGCAGCAAACGCCGCGCCCTTCTCGTTTAGATCCCCCATTGGAACCCCTTCGAGATCCATGCGGCACCGGCAGTACATCCGCCTCGCCTCGTCGCGCTCGGCGGTGAGGCGGGCGATGGCGTCGGCGGCGTCGTCCACGTAGTCCACGTCGGTACTGCACCATTTCTGCGGCTCGGCAACGATCTGGCGCAGGCGCTTCACGATGTCCGCGTCGGTCGGGAAGGGGTCGTTCTTCATGGCTTGGCTTTCTTCTTGGATGCGTGGTGCTGGTACAGGCCCAGGCGCTGGTTGGCACGGGCGAGTTCTCGCTTCAGTTCCTTGATGCGCTGCACGGCGATCATCCCGACCGTTGCGGTCGTGCCCTTCTGCCGCAGCAGCCACTCCGTGAGTTCGGTGTCGTTCATGCCGCAGCCTTTCAGAATCCCGGCTGGGATTCGTACATGCTGCCGCCCATGATCTCGAGGTCGTGCAGGACACGGGCGGCCATGACCTGCGCGGTGACTGCGTCGATGTTGCTGGTGCTTCGCTGCTTGACTGGCATGGCAAGCCCCGTAAGCCCCACGTAGAGACGGGCCGAAGCCAGGCAGCTCCGAAGCACCGGGTCGGGCTTGCAGCGTAGTTGCTCGGAGCGAACCCAGTTCTGCCATATGGCCCACCCGCCGCCCATCCACACGATGGTCTGCGGGGCTTTATGCCAGCGCCACCCGTGCTTGCGTTCCATCTGCGCGGCCCAGGCGGACGCCTTGCCCACCGGGTCGGCGACGAACGCCTTGACGTCGTACCGGCGGCACACGTCGACCAGGCGGGCCTCGACAGCGTCGAAGTCGATGGTCGGCCCGGACACGCTCAGGTGCCCGTCCTGCACCCACCGCGCCAGCGGCTGGCGGGTCCGCCGTTCGTCGTGCGCCATGTCCGCACCGGCCCACCAGTGGAAGCCGCGGGTGTGCACCTTGCTGCCGTCCCACACGGCCACGCACATGCTGGTCAGGTCGCACTGCGACCCCGAAAAGAACCCGCCCTGGCTGAAGTCCACCGCCACCACGCCGGGTGCCCCCTCCAGCATCTCCCAATCGGTATCCACCGAGATGCGGTCCAGCAGCTCAAGCGGCAGCGCACCGGCGAGGTCGTCGGTGAAGGTCGCCAGCTCCTGCAGCCAGGTCTCCTCCCGTGCCTTCGGGTCCGCCGTTTTCAGCGCGTTCTGAATCTTGGTCCGGATGTCCCGGACGGAGATCAGCACGCCGGCGGAAGGGTTCGCGTGGTGCACGGCGAGGTCGGAGTCGGGCTCGTCGGTCGGGTCCATGCCCCACAGAAGCGCCCACCACCCCTCGGGCAGGGCCTCGTCCTGGTCGAGGGCGATCTCGCAGGCCTCCCAGTAGGGCCACAGCTCGCGGGTCTTTTGGTCCCGGTCGGGCGTGGTGATGAACAGCATCTGCCCCGTGCGGGTCTTGGTGACGCTGGACATGGCCCGGAGGATGGCGGCGTCCATGCGGGCCGCCTCGTCGGCGATCACCAGCCGCGGGGTGATGCCGTCCATGGCGTTGTCGGTGCACGGCATGGCCTTGAGCGTCGCCTTCTTGTGCTCGATCAGGCCGATGCTGGTGGCACCGCCCCCGCCGACGAACCGCCACCGATCCTCCCCGCGGTGCATCTTCTGAATCCGCCCGTGGATGATGTTCGCCTTGTCCTGCTGGGTGGCAACGCAGCACACCTCGAGGTCGGTCCCCTCCCACAGCATCCACTCGAGCAGGGCCGTGACGAGGCCCGTCTTGCCTGCACCGCGGGCCACCACCCACAGGGCGTACCGCGTGGCAGGGGTGCCATCGTCCGCCCGACGGCGGGCCATCAGCACCGTGGCCGCGTGCACCTGCCAGGGCAGGAGCTCGAACTTGAGCATCCGGCACCGCTGCAGGAACCGCTCGAGCTCGGAGGCGTCCCAGGCGACGCCGTGGCCGGCGGGGTCGGCCCGCTCGGCGAGGTAGCGCCGGCACGCGGCACGGATCCGGCGCGGCGCAGCGACGGTGCCGTCCACGACGCCCCGGGCGTACGCATCCGAGACGTCGACGGCCGCTGCAGCAGGTGCTTCACCGGGTGAAGTAGTTGCTTCCCCGCTGTCGACGGAATCAGTACTTATGGGGCCAACCGATGGTTCTGTTTCGACGGGCCCACAACGCGGTGCCCTGACCTTACGGCCCCGCCCCCTGGGTTGCCCGGGGGGTGCTACCTCGGGTGATCCAGCTCCTCGTGGCAGCTGCGGCACACTACCAACGTGTTCCGCGGGTCCAGCTTCAACCTTGGGTCGGCCCTGACGGGCACGACGTGGTGCACCTGCTCGCTTGGGTTGATCCCGCACCGCTGGCACAGCGGGCTGTTCTGCCGCAGCTTCAGGCTTAGGCGGCTCCAGCTGCCGCCATAGGACGCCCGCTTGCCACGTGCTTCTGAGGCCCTTTGCGGCCACGGAGATTTCCAGTGCTTCATCGTTCACCTTCCTGCCTCCTCTGAGGCTGGGGGACGCTGGTGACGCCTGTGACGCGTCACCGCATATGACCTCGCGTGTGCGCGTGCGCGTGTGTGCGCGTAACTCAGAAAAAGCGTCACATGCGTCACATCCGTCACCAAACGCCGTTTCCTAGTTGGAATCACGGCCAATACCCATCCCGTTGATCCGTCACCAATGCGTCACCAAGCGTCACCCGCACGTTGCCAAACCCGCGCCCGTGTTTGCGCCGCTCAGCCGGTATGCCGCGCCGTGCCAGGTCGCCCGACAGCCGCTTGATGCTCTTCGCGTGGATGCCTGCGTCTCGGCACCAGGCCTCCCAGCTCCTGAACAGGTCGGCGCTGGCGGTCCAGCCGCCGTCCCCGACGATGCAGCAGTCCTGCAGCCACGCGCCGACCGTGTCCTGCTCGTCGAGGTACGCCTGCGTTGCCTTCAGGACGCGTTCGGGCGGGTTCAGGCCCCCAGCCTGCCTGAACGCCTCAAAGCCCTCCATGGCCCAACGTAGGACGCCTCCAGCCTCCTGCTTGAGGCGCTGCCCGAGCGTCGGGTCGGGCATGGCCGGCTTGTTGTTGAACGGCACCATGCACAGCCGCCTTCGCATGGCGTCGTCCACGGTGGCGATCTGCGGAGCGTGGTTGCCAACGACCAGCAGCTTGAACGTCGGGTCGAACTCAAACCAGTCCTGGCGCATGTGCCGCGCCACGATCCGGTCGCCGCCCGTGAGCTGCTTGACCTTCGCGTCGTCCCACCGCCTGCCCTCCTGCGTCTCCGTGGCGATGGCCAGGCGTGCGCCTGCCAGCATGGCGATCTCGGCCGGGTGGCGATCGTTCTTCGCCTCCATGAGCGCGTCCATGGGCATCGTCCTTGCGTACTCGCCCCAGGCGTGGCGGAGCGTGTCGACGAACACGCTTTTGCCGTTGCCGCCCGGGCCATGCACGAACAGGATCACGTGCTCGACCGTGAGGCCTGACAGCGCGTAGCCGGCCCACCGCTGCAGGAACGACACGACCTCATCGTCGCCCTCGCAGCACTCGAGCAGGAACCGCTCCCACAGGTCGCTCGAGCCCCCCGGCGAAGCACCGACCTGCTTGGTGATCTTCAGGTCGAGCATGCGTTCGACAGCGCAGCCCTCGACCAGTTCGAACACGCCGCTCGGCGCGCCGAACGCGTAGAGGTGCGTGTCCCACTGGTCGCGTGTGATGGTGACGCCGTCCTGGCACGTGGCGACCATGTCGAAGTACCGCGCCCAGTTGCCCGTGTCGTCGGGGCGGGCCGATTGCGCGGCCTTGATCATCTCGCTCCGGACGAGCCCGAGCCGGTCGCGTTCCCACACGCCGGTGGCGGACCTGATGAACCAGCAGTGCTGGTCCACGTCCCACACGTACTCCGCCTTCCGCGCCTGCTCACACCATGCACGCGCCGCGTCGTACGCGAGCGTTCGCTCGCGCTTCTCGTTAGCCATGCGCATGAATCCTCCCTCAGCGGGTCAACAGGGTCGTGATGGAGTTGAACGCCGCATTCGCGAGGTTGTCCAGCCGCTTGATCGCGTCCTGTTCGCCAAGCCTTCCGGCGTCAGCGTCGGCAACGACTGCGCGGTACCGCTCTATGAGCGTGCGGAGCACTTCAGCGGCGAGCGCCTGCTTCACCTCAAGCCGGTTGATCTCGAGCTGTAGCGCCGCACCGAGCGTCTTGTAGTAGGAAAGATCCCTCTCATCGGGTTGGGATGCCGCGACACTCGTCGCTGATTCGCACCCAACCCGATGGAGGTCGGAAAACACGTTCCGGTTAGCCACGGCGCACCCCCTCGACCTTGTCGACGGGGCGGCAGGCTTCATGTTCGGGGCGGCAGAGCACGGCCCACGCCAGGGTGCCGAGCACTGTCGCGAGGATGATGACGAGGTCAAGCACTGCGCACCTCCAGCAGCGCGTTCTCGAGGCTGCCGTAATGGGTGCGGGCCGCCGCCCGGACGAGCTGGCGGATGACGTGGACCTTGCTGGACCCGTCGAACTTGGCCAGGGCGGTCAGCAGGTCGTTCGTCGTGCGGTCGAGGCCGACCTGCACGCGGGTGTCCTGCACCACCTGTGGGCGCTCATCTTTCCTGCGGGACATGCTGCAATTCCTCCATGAATCGCAGGCCCATATCGCCGATTAGCAGACCTTCTGCGTTCCGGACCTTGGGCGCTGCGTTCACCAAGGTATCGACATTATGTGGGCCAGTCAATCACTTTCGGTGATTGATCGGGCACCCCGGCCGGATTATGTAAAGCCGCGACCCTTCCGCTGCACCTGCTGCCGCCGCCACTTCGCCCTGTCGGCGTTCACCCGGTCGCACCACTCCTGGGCACGCTCGAAGCTGGGGCCGTGCCGCCAGCGCATGACGCCGCCGCGGAACCACCCCTTGCCAAGGTACGTGACAACGTGCCAGCGGTCGCTGGAAGCTTTCAGCACGCACCCGAACTCACACACGTCCTTGCGGTGGTCGGAGGCCCATTTCGGGATCCTTGCCACACTGGTAGTCTACTCCCCGTATGCAGAATCCGGAGGAAGTAATCAGTGCTGCAATTGGTCTAGGGCTGGTGGCCGTCAGTTGGTGCCTGCCGATCCTGCCGTT